CCTGAGTCGCTTTCTTTGAGCAGAAGGTGAGTTATATTTATTAGCAGCTATAGTAGAACCTACTCCAAAGATTCCCTGTAATGCTGACGCGAGCAGTGTCCCGCCTAAGATTCCTAGAGGCATCTATTTTGGTTTTTGTTTTTTACCATGAATCCATTTAGATATCATCCCACCTATAAAGGTAAGAACATAGCTAATAATCTCTATTAAATTATCCTGCAACTCTGGCGGTATGGGATTACTCATATAATGTACTTTGTATAGAAATTACATGTTTTAAACCTCGTTTGCTTTTCCTTAATTCCCATCCATGGAATCGAAAAAGCATTTTTTGTTTCCAATATGGAGCAAACCATTTTTTTGTTTTAAGTTTTTTCATTTTCGGTCTTGAAACGCCCTCAAATTTTTGGCCTTAGAAAGACGAGCCATCTAAGGCCTTGGAAAGGTACTAATTGTTTTGACATTGTCAAGTATGTACCTTATTTTTTTACAACTGACTTATAGTCAGTTGTTTATAACTAATTGATTATTAGTTATTTATATTATGTATTTTTTTTAAAAAAAATACATTTTTTTACCACTCTCTGGACGCTGAGCGCCTAAATCGCTCCCATAGGTCGTTGCTTCACTACGTTACGCCCTCCCATTGGTCGCTCATTGGCGCACGCTACCGATGCCGCAAGCGACATCTATTGTCATAGAGTGGTGTACTTCGTCAGCCTTCGCAGCGTTCCCGCTGTCACACGGCTTCCTACGTTTTTTATAGCATGTATCTATTGATTCATGCTTTTTTTCTTGTATCCGTCTCGCGGATACGCTCCCTCCCTCCGGTCGGGTATTCTGCCGATGGCCGCCTGCGGCGAGCTGATTTTGTTTTTTTAGGGGGCTCTGCCCCTCAACCCCGTGTTTTTCCTAATGAAGTTATTATACCATACTGGATATAATAGAAAAGGCCCCACTTTTGGGGCCTTTAGGTAAAACTCAACCGAATGAAACATACTTATACTTTCTGTGTAGCCAGGACAAGGTCCCGGACCCTTAGGGCGAATTGGTCGACATTTGCCGACCTGTTTAAATCAAGTGATTCATTTACGCCCTCCATCATTACTGAGAACTTCATGTACCGCCTGCGGATATCCTCCGCTGGCATGTCCTTGAAGTAGTTGTTTTCGTGAACCTCCGGTATCTCCTGGTTAATCTGCTTTCCCTCATTTGGGTAAGCTTCATCCGGGTTAGAGGGTTGCGTTCTGTTTGGTAACTTCTTGATCTTTGACATTATTTTGTGAGTTTAGGTTACTGATCTCTTGCTCCAGGTAAGTATAGGTTTCCTGAGCGTTTTGCTCCATCTGCCGTAATTCGGCAAGTTTGTGTAGTTTTGCTGTTTTGTCTAACATGAAGAAGTTAGAAGGTAATTCATCCCGATCATCATAGTAGGCTGCCGCCTGGTCTATTGGGTGTCCCTGCCTGAGGAGTTGAAATGCCTCCAGCGGTGTCCTTGTCTTAACGGGGATCGTTATTTTAAGCCCGTTATTCTTTTCTGATGTTGCGATTCCCTTTCTCATATTCCTATTCTAGGTTTACGTTTAATTAATTGTTTATTTCTTTGATCTTTAGCGATAGCTTTGAGTTTATCCGGATTCCTTCCGGCTTTAATAAGCCTAGTATCGACTTCATCCTCCTTTTGCTGTACAGCTTGTGCAATATAGGCACCTTTCGAACTTCGAACTTCTCCGGAACAGTATTTTTTTCTATAGTACCGAGGTAGAGCAATCCGTTTTCCGCGGCTATTGATAAGCATATTCGCGTCCGGAGCCTGAATATATCTGATCTGTTCATCATTAAGGGCAGACAGGCCCAATCCTTTTGACATAAAACATAGCTCTTTCTCCCGTTCCGGTTTCTTATCTGTTTCATGTTTTACCATGTATTTGAGTACGTAGTCAATATTATTGACATTCACATCCCCATCTATTTGTATAAGGCCATAAGGCCAAGCATTAGTGATATTAGCAATATCGCGCACATTGAAAAGAAGGTAATGCCAATGGGGCCGACCCATGCGGTCCCCGTATTCTGATATTCCGTAGTATGATAGTTTTCCGGTCTCCTGTATTCCACAAACTTTCCTGTCGAGTTCTTCCTGAGATATATAATCTCTTTCCTTGTTACGTTTCTCATTCTCTTTGAGTTTTTTAATAAATTCAAAATGATCGTTTTTATTTACCGTTGGTCCATTATCACCATATACCAGATATTTGTCCTCATAAGTCAAGGTAACAAAGTAAGCTGAGAAGGATTTCCTTTTTTCTTCCGTAAGGCGAAAGCTCCATTGAGCCTTTCTTTTGGTAAGGCACTTAATACATTTTCCGCAGTCCGCAGGGAAGCTATAGATACGGCCTCCTTTTCCATCATCGAGAGGCGGATTGTATCTGATTGAGATGGGCGCATCGCATGCCATGAGTATATACCATAATGTCTTAGGTGAGATAATAGTTCATCCTCCAAGTTAAAACCTACCAAGGCCCCAGGTATTGCCCAGGACCAAGGTAGATCCCTAATCTCATTATCACAGAGACGGAAGCCCATTTATAGGTAATTTACGCAGTATCTTAATATCATTGTACGCATGTACAAATATTTCATGCTCACCTGCCTCAGCATCAACGTTAAAGACACGTCCTATGTCAGGAGTACAGGTTATAAAATCACCGTTTAGAATAACTTCCCCGGCACCTGTAAACTTACGACCTAAATGAAAAGATTCCCATAATGTCCTCATCTGCCCACTCACTACGTCGTTCGAGTATTTGAATTGGGTGTACTGGGGCAAGTACCCGAAAATTTCATCATTCCATGCTATGTCAGCAGAATACCAGGAGAACCATACCTCTTTGTTTCTTATAGGCTGATCACCAATTAAGGCAAATTGCTCCCACATGTATGACATCTTCTCAGTACGAGTCCACATAGTCTCAAGACCTGAATAGTATGAGGCTTTTGGATATACGGTCATCATACACATAATAACCCCATAGTCCGGTACAGAATATTCAAATACCGGTGTATTATCTCGAGCCATTGCATGTCCGGTATATTGACCTACACTGTAAGCACCTACCTCAGCAGTAGCCATAACGTCAGAGACTATCACATTTCCTGTATACCCTCCGATCCAAACCGGACGATCGATATATAGAGGGTTAGGATTATACCCAAAGTTCCTTTGTACAAAATCAACATACCTATCACCTGACCTTAGAGATCTTTCAAGATATTCCGTCATTTGAGCAGCATACCTGAAGTCCCTAATAGTAGAAGAAAGTTGTAGTACTGTCTTATCGCCTGAAGAATCGGATAATACAGATTTTCCTGCGTTGGTTGTGGCAACAAGCGCATCTATATCCGCATCCGTTCCATCAAGCTTGAATAAATTTTGAGGAAGATAAAGCCCTGTCTCAGGGTCCGTTGCAAATGAAGGAATAAGTATGTTATCTCCTTGTTGTGGTGTGGGTGTTGCGCTAGTGTAATAATCCCGAGGCCAATTACGACGTAATACTCGAAGATCGGGAGTTGCGGTTAAAAGCCGTGCTGTATTATCACCTTCAGTTAAAGGTGTCCAAATAGGTGTCTGGATCTGATCGTTACGATAGTATTCGTCCCATATTTTTTGATAGGCGGATACAGGTAATGCGTTAATATCTTGAATATTTGATATAAGAGTTCCAGCAGCCGGAGGAGCATTGAATCCCATATAGTTAAGGATCCCGTCCGTAAAAATAGCATCGGCCCTATCATAGTCAAATGTAGGAAATCCAACTAAAGCATTAACAGGATCTTGCTTAATAAACATTTGCCATCCTGAATAATTATCCTGCTCAAGTTGTTTAGGCCATAACTGATCGTAAGTAACATAATACCAATCACAGGTGAAATATACCTGGTGCATAATTGGTAAGTACATTTGAGCAAATTTTAGTTGAAGCTCATTTTGTAACCGTACCTTTTCCCCAGGATATACCTCCTTTGTTGCCAGAGGTATAAGCATCCCCATCGATAAAGTAGTCTTGTGGTTAAAGCTAAGGTCAAACCATGATGCCTTAGCATGTTTTTCCATCCGTTCCGGGAAGGAACTGGATGATTGAATCCGTCTTTTCATCTGTAAGATTGTAATTTAAGTAATGAAGCTATGAGTGCCTGTGCGAATTGTGGGAGTGAGTCAATGGTATCAGTAACCTTTGAATTTAGCCACTGTTCAAAATCTCTTATATCATTCATCTGAGACAATAACCCAGACTGTAATCCGAGCTTTTTAATATCTTCTCTTGCTTTTGCAAGTGATTGACGTATCATTTCTTTAGTAACACCTTCCTTATTCATTGTATTTTGTACATCAAGAGCAATGGCAGTGAGTTTTCTTTGATACTGTTTAGTAAATTTTGCAGCTTCCCTAGTATCTCTATCTAAATCAAGAATATGGCGTTGATTATTTGGTGTAGTGCCGTCGTAACGCTGATTTTCAGGGTCAATATATTTTAACCACTGATTTATACCTTCCTGAACTTCATTGTCCAAGTCAATTTTATGCTTCTCGCTCTTTGTTTTTTCAACCTGAGCTGTTACTAAAGGTTGATCCTGTGTAAGATTAGCCTGCTGAACAGTAGCAAGAGTTGGATCTATTGACAATTTAGGTACTTCTGACTGTGTAGCAACTTTGCCCTGGTACATATAAGCAAGAGGAAGGCCTGCTTGCCTGAGTCGCTTTCTTTGAGCAGAAGGTGAGTTATATTTATTAGCAGCTATAGTAGAACCTACTCCAAAGATTCCCTGTAATGCTGACGCGAGCAGTGTCCCGCCTAAGATTCCTAGAGGC